CAGCGCCCGCAGCAAAAAGGGGCGCATTCGTCGCGGCATGTTTGCGAAGCTGAAAACGGCAAAGTATCTCAAGGTACACGCAGATGCAGACGCCGCAGATGTTGCTTTTGTTCCGGCGGTGCAGAAACTGGCCCGCGTCCATCACTACGGTCTGCGTGACCGGGTAAGCCGTCGTGGCCCTATGGTGAAATATGCTGAACGTCCGCTGCTGGGCGTAAATGATGAGAGTTTAAATGCAGTAAAAGAAATTCTTTTAAGTTGGTTAAGTGAAAAATAAGTTAAGGAACTATAGGGACGAGATTGCATCTTCGATTGTAACTTTCTTGAGGCGCCAGTCTATTTCATCAAACCTACAAACAAAAATCTCGCAAAACGGCAATCTACTTTCAATAATAGCTTTCAATTCTACTAGGTATGTTTTATTAAAAGCATTTCGGGTGCCTATATAAACCTCCTTGAATGACGACCTTTTTACTGGGTGAACTTCTTCTCTATAATGCCCTCTGGTAATATTCCTAACCACTCTAACCTCCTCTTCATAAGACCAGTGAAATGATTTATGGAGAAAAGTTCGCTGAAGAGCTTCAAGCAGTTCTGGTTTGAATCGGTAAAGCATACCTTCATAAAGTTCCTGGCTTTCTGAATGCTCAAAAGGATGTTGAGGTTTAGTAGCCGTATAAATAACGCTGCCATACTTTGCAGGGATTACATTTGATTCAGTTAGATTTAACTCTGCCTCATCTGGATCGATGCCTAAGACAATACCAGCATGAGTATTATTCCCCTTGTCAAGCCGTATAGCACCAGTATATTCAGCTTGCATTCCTTTTCCATAATGTGCCCACATAAGAGGATTTAGTGGGTTTCTGGTAAGAGATAGAATGCCGAAGGATATTGATACAGCTATTCGTCTGATGATCTGATCATCACTATTCTGTTTGTCACCATAGTGCAGACTCATTAATTCAAATGGATCGTTTAATGAAGAAGCCTTAGAAAACTTCAATGTTGAGTTTTCAAAAATTATATGCGCCGTATCTAAATCCACATATTTATAAAGAATCATTTTTCATTCCTAAGTAATCAGCTTACATGCAACTGAACATCGGCACAAAGTAGTCATTGTGGGGTGAACCACACACGGCCAGCTCATTTCATAGAGGCTTATAGTAATGCACTCTCATACTATGAATGAAAAACTCACCGAAATCATGCGTCTTATCACCAACCTGATTCGCACCGGCACCGTGTCCGAAGTGGATCCGGTGAACTGGCTGTGCCGGGTGAAAACGGGCGACCTCGAAACCAACTGGATCAACTGGCTCACCCTGCGCGCTGGTAGCACCCGCACTTGGTGGAAGCCCACCGTGGGGGAACAGGTAGTGCTGCTGAGCCTGGGCGGCAATCTTGAAACCGCTTTTGCACTGCCCGCCATTTATTCCGAAGCCTTCCCGCCGCCCGACTACTCGGAAGACGGCACCACCACCGTGTTTAAGGACGGCGGATGGTTTCAGTACGAGCCGGAAACCGGCCAGCTGCTGATAAAAAACATCAAAAGTGTGCGCATTGAAGCGGCGGACGGCATTCAGCTGATCACCGATGCGCTGGCAATAGAGGCCCGACAGACACGGATCAACGGTGACACCACGATGAACGGTGATGTGACCCACGGCGGCGGTTCAATGAGTTCAAATGGCGTAATTGCTGATAAGCACTTACATGACGGGGTGAAGAAAGGCACTGATACGTCAGGAGGTCCGCAATGATGTATCTCGGCATGAACCGTGACAACGGCAAAGCCATTACCGATATCGATCACATCCGGCAGAGCATGCGTGACATCCTGATCACCCCTCAAGGCAGCCGCATCGCCCGGCGTGATTACGGCTCGCTGCTGTCGGTGCTGATTGACCAGCCACAGAACGATGTGATCCGCCTGCAGGTAATGGCGGCGGTGTATGTCGCCATCAGCCGCTGGGAACCTCGCGTGAGGCTGAGCACCGTAAACCTTACCAGCGACTTTGACGGCTCTATGGTGGTTGAACTGACCGGCCAGCGGGATGACGGCTCACCGGTTGCTATGTCTGTACCAACGGGGGTGAACAGTGGCGGTAATTGATCTTTCCCAGCTGCCTGCACCGCAGATTATTGAGGTGCCGGACTTTGAATCGCTGCTGGCTGAGCGCAAAGAGGCGCTGATTGCACTTTATCCGGCGGATGAACAGGCCGCCATGCGGCGCGTGCTGGCGCTGGAGTCTGAGCCGATTGTGAAAAGCCTGCAGGAAAACACCTATCGGGAAATCCTGCTGCGCCAGCGAATTAACGAGGCGGCGCAGGCGGTGATGGTGGCCTACGCAATCGGCAGCGATCTGGACCAGCAGGCCGCCCGCAATAACGTGAAGCGGCTGACCATCACGCCTGCGAATCCCGACGCGGTGCCGCCGGTGGATGCAGTGATGGAATCGGACGACGCATTGCGCGTGCGCGTGCCGGAGGCGTTTGAGGGGCTGAGCGTGGCCGGACCGACGGGCGCGTATGAGTTTCACGCGAAAAGCGCCGATGGCCGGGTGCAGGATGTGTCCGCCATCAGCCCTTCACCGGCGGTGGTGCTGATCACCGTCCTGAGCCGCGAAGGCGACGGCACGGCGGCAGCGGATTTGCTGACTACAGTGGACACAGCACTAAGCGCCGACAGCGTGCGCCCGGTGGCCGACCGTGTGACGGTTCAGGGGGCGACTATTCGCAATTACAGCGTGAAGGCCAGGCTGCACCTGTTCGACGGCGTGGCCGCCGGTCCCTGCCTTGAGGCAGCAAACGCTAATCTGGCGGCTTACCTTACCGAACAGAAAAAGCTGGGGCGCAGCGTGCGGCGTGAGTCCTACGGGGCGGTGATGCGCGTGGCCGGTGTGGACTGGGTGGAAATCACCGAACCGGCGCAGGACATCATCATGGACCGCACGCAGGCGGGCCACTGCACCGGCACGGACATTTCCGTGGCGGGAGATCAGGGGGTGACATGAGCAACAGCAGCCTGATGCCGCCCGGTTCGTCTGCGCTGGAGCGCCGTTTAGCTCAGGCGTGCAGCGGGATTTCCGGGCTGAACGTGCCGCTGCGCGACCTGTGGAACCCGGCCACCTGCCCGGTGAGCTTTCTGCCCTATCTGGCCTGGGCCTTTTCGGTGGACCGCTGGGACGAAAGCTGGGCTGAGAACGTCAAAAGGCAAGTGGTGAGCGATGCGTTTTATATTCATCAGCACAAAGGCACCATCAGCGCCATCCGCCGCGTGGTGGAGCCGTTCGGCTTCCTGATCCGGGTTATTGAGTGGTGGAAAACCAATGAGCCGCCCGGCACGTTCCGGCTGGACATTGGCGTGCAGGACCAGGGCATTACTGAAGAAACCTATCAGGAGCTTGAGCGGCTGATCAGCGATGCAAAACCCTGCAGCCGTCACCTGCTTGGAATGTCCATCAACCTGCAGGTCAGCGGCGAAACACGCATGGCAGCAGCCAGCTATGACGGTGATGACCTGACCGTTTACCCGTACACCCCGGAAATTATCTCCGTCAGCGGCGCGGCTTATGGCGGCGCGGCGGTACACGTTATTGACCTAATGGAAGTGGGACCATGACACAAAAATACTATGCGATTGTAACCAACCTGGGCGCGGCGAAGATTGCCAACGCTGCCGCGCTCGGCACAAAACTGAACATCACACAGATGGCTGTGGGCGACGGCGGCGGCACACTGCCGACGCCGAACGCCAGCCAGACAAAGCTGGTTAACGAGGTGCGCCGCGCCGCTATCAATTCGCTGAGCATTGATGCGGCCAATGCCAGCCAGGTGATTGCTGAGCAGGTGATCCCTGAAACGGAGGGCGGATTCTGGATCCGGGAAATGGGGCTGTTTGATGCGGACGGCACGCTGATTGCGGTGTGTAACACGCCGGAAACCTACAAGCCCGCGCTGCAGGAGGGAAGCGGACGCACGCAGACCGTGCGCATGATTCTGATCATTAACAGCACCGACGCCATTACCCTGAAGATTGACCCGTCCGTGGTGCTGGCAACGCGTAAGTATGTGGATGAAAGTATCCTGACGGTTCGCCAGTACGCGGATAAGTTACTGGCGGATCATCTTGCGGCTGAAAACCCGCATGATCAGTACCTGCTGACAGCGAATGCGCTGGCAGAAATCAAAGACGCCGGTCTGATTGCTGAGCTTCTCAAAAACCTCGGTTTAGGCGAAGGCGCGCCCGTTATCGGTTCGCCATTCCCCTGGCCTCACACAAAAATGCCTGATGAACTCTTTCCCTCAATGGCTGACATGGTCTTTCTGAAAAGTAACGGTGCAAGCTTCAGCGGCACGCTATACCCGAAGCTGGCGCTGGCTTATCCGGCGCTTAAGCTGGCTGATCTTCGTGGTGAGTTTATCCGTGGCTGGGATGATGGTCGCGGCGTTGATACCGGACGTGCATTGATTGCCCCACAGGCAGCCACTGGCTTGAGAACGGCTGCTGTGGATTATCCCGGCATTGATGCAACGACTACAGGGGCTACGGTAGGCACTGCGTTTAACCAGCCAGATTCAGTTTCAAAAATTCAGCCTTCAGATGCGAAAACCCCGGACAATGGGATGTTAGGAACAGTGCTAAGTGACAACTCAATCCAGGCCACTCAATTGCAGGCAGGCATTCCGGGTTTTGCTGTATGGATTACAGCACGCCCGCGTAACGTGGCATTTAACTACATTGTGAGGGCTGCATAATGGCTAAGTTGACGCTTGATAAAAACGGCCTCGCAAAATCGGCCGGTATACTGACGATTTATAATTTTGATGCGGTAAGCGGCGAATTTACTGGCTCAAATGAGGAGTATCTGGCTCAGGGGGTTGGCCTTCCCGCTAATGCCTGCATCACCGCACCGCCCGTTACTGAAGCCGGGCGCGTAGCGATTTATCAGGATGGAACCTGGACTACTGTAGCAGATCACCGTGGAAAAACGGTTTACTCAGTCACTGACGGTACAGCAGTAGTAATTAACGTACCGGGTGACTATCCGGCAGACACTACACCGGTAAAACCTGCAACCGCCTGGGATAAATGGGATGGTGAAAAATGGGTGACTGATTCAGCTAAAGAGAAAGCAGCAGCTGTCAAAGAAGCCAGAGAACGGCAGGCTCTTCTGATTGCCGAAGCGAACAGTATTACTCAGGCATGGCAAACGCAACTGCGCCTGGACATGATCACCGATAAGGATAAGGCTTCGCTCATCTCATGGATGAAATATATTCAGGCCTTACAAAATATCGACATCTCCCACACGTCTAAAATTAGCTGGCCGCCTCGCCCGGACGTTTAATAACTACTTAATCGGTTGATGAATTATGTTCTGATACCTCATAAAGAAAGAAATCAACAGAACGATAAAGCCCATTCCCGCGAATGGGCCTTTTTCGGTCATTATCAGAAATGTAAGTAAAATTCTAGGCATAACTCCACCAATAAAAAAGTGCAATATTATACTGCTCACTAAGTTTAAAAGAAAATATCCACCTAAAGCTAAACTGATGGTACCAATCAAAGATATAAAAAAAGCTATAGAAGGATATCCGATTTTCATCAGTACGTTGATATTGTTAATCATAACCAATCCTAAGATTATCATGAATACTGATACTATTATTGCTTTATAATCTGATGTAATTTCTTTAATGAAATCCATCATCTTACTATCCACATTACTCTGAATAGTTAAAAATCGGTTTTTTAATTTGTTATTCATTTTTTCTCTCCATCTGGCTGGCATCAGATAGTCCCATCCCATCATCAATGCAGCTGTAACCTGAAAAGTAAAAACCGTCATATCGCTGAAATACATCATGGCTCCTTCCATTAAAAGTATTGTGCCATTTACGATACAACGATATTCGAATGATTGAAACTTAAGATAAAAGGACCATAGCGGAACCCCTTCACAGGAGAACCGCCATATGGCACAGGATTATCACCACGGCGTGCGCGTTGAGGAAATCAACGAGGGCACCCGAACCATCACCACCGTCAGCACCGCGATTGTCGGACTGGTCTGCACC